AAGAAAACTCAGTTTTCTGGTACTGAAGCTTCAGAAAAACCATTTGTTATTCAAAATCGCACCGGTAATCCAGCTTTACAACCAAATATAGGTGGAATAAAAACTCTTTTGGATACAGCTTTATCAACTGATGCTGGTAAAGTTGTGCAAGAAAAATTTCAAACTAGTGTCAATTCTCTTTTAGGTGGTCTTTCCAGCACAGGTAAAGCAGGAGAAGTTTTAGCTGGTCTTGCAAGTGGAGTTGGTAATGAATTAACACAATATATAAAAGATATTGATCCTATTGGGTTTACAAGAACAATTCGTAGAATTAAAAACACAATTGTTTTGTATATGCCTGATACATTAATGTTTTCACAAAGTCAAAATTATGACCAACTCAACATTGGTGGAGGTATTGTTTCTGGCATGATGTCCGCCGCTGGATCATTAATGGATACAAAAAAGAATAATCCGCAAGCCAATAGTCAAGATTTGTCTTATCTTTACGGAAAAAATTTAGCACCATTTTTTGCTAGTGCTGCTTTAAATCAATCCGCACTTGGCAAAACAATTTTTGCCGCTGCTACAGGCACAGTTGTTAATCCAATGATGGAGATACTTTATAGTTCTCCAACGCCTCGTAATTTTCAATTCGATTTTCAGTTTAATCCAAGAGATGAAAAAGAAGCAAAAGAAGTTCAAGATATTATTGATAGTATTAGATTTTTTCAAGCTCCTGAAATTAAAGAAGGAAGCGGAGGTTTCTTTTTAATTCCTCCTGCTGAATTTGATATTAGTTTTTATTATAACGGAAAAATTAATCCAAATATACCACCAGTATCTACTTGTGTATTATCAAATGTTAATGTAAATTATGCTCCAAATGGTTTTTCTACTTATGAAATTCCTAATGAAACTAGTGCTCAAATTGGAAGAACTGGTATGCCAGTTTCAATTATTATGCAATTGACATTTATGGAAACCGAAATGGTTTATAAAAATAGTAATTTATTAAGAAGGCCAGCTGGAATAGCTTACTCTGGAAGCAAAGATTTTGAAAGAGAGAGAGAATTAAATAATATAAGAACAAGAGATGCAAATAACCCATTATAATATAAAAAAATGTCAAAATATTTTAATTACTTTCCAAAAACTTTTTATAAGTTAAATGAAAATTCAAACGATGTTGATGCTGTTACAAATATAACATCTCGTTTTGGATTTGAGCAATCTTTTAAAAATAATTCTGCTGTTTATTATGAATATGATGTGCAAGATAGTGATACTCCAGAAATAATTGCAAATAAGTTTTATGGATCTCCAGAACGCCATTGGGCAGTTTTAATGATAAATGATATTGTGGATCCACAATTTGATTGGCCTCTTGACCAAAGAACAATCATTTCTTTTATTGATGAAAAATATACTGCAAATGCCAATTCAGGCCAATCTGGAATAGCTTGGGCTCAATCAAATATACATTCATATTATAAAGTAGAAACACGCACCTCAAATTCAACTGAAGCTGAACTGCAATCAAAATTACAAATTGATGCAAATACATATGCTAATGTGGCAGCAACAACAACAAATTTAACTTTGGATGATGGTAATTCAATTACAATTAAAGTATCTAAAGAAAACAAATCATATTATGATTATGAGGTTGAAGAAAATGAATCTAAGAGAACCATTAAATTGTTAAAGCCAGAATTTGTTTCATCCATTGAAGAAGAATTTAAAATTATTTTTAATACATAATGTCCGTTGAAATAAATCAAACCACACAATTTAAAATAAAAGATTTATCAATTATATCAAAGTTTGGTAAAATTGATATAGGCGGAGCATTTGAGGAATTAAACATTTTTGATACAATGTTAATGCCTTGTATGTCAGGCAATATTGTTATTCGTGATGCTATAGGCCTTTCTCAAAAATTATATTTTGACGGTAGTGAGAGTATCAGTATTGATATTTCTAAAAGTGATGAAAATTTAGCTTCAATTAATATGAAAAAAGTATTTAAAATTTATAAACAAACAGATAGAAAAAATGAAAACCAAACTTCAGAAAGTTATATTTTACATTTTGTTTCTGAAGAATTTATATATTCCTTGCAACAAAAAATTAATCAATTCTTTACCGGTTCATATAGTTCTGCAGCTAAAAAAATATTAAAAAATTATTTAAAAGTTAAAACTCCAATTTTTGTTGAAGAATCTCAAGGCCTTCACGATTTTATTATTCCTCTATTATCACCTTTTGATTCTCTTAATTGGTTAGCTACTCGTTCTTTAAACAGTAAAAATTTACCAAATTTTATATTTTTTCAAAACAAATATGCTTATAATTTTACTTCTTTAGATACAATTTTTTCAAATAAAGAAATTGCAAAAATTAATTTTAATCCAAAAAACACAGGCACTTCAGTAGAAAACGATGAATTTTTTGGTGCAAGAGATGTAAGAATAATATCTCAATTTAATATAGCACAAAATATATTAGATGGAGCATATTCTGGAAAATTTATTGGTTTTGATGTTTTAACTAGAAATTTAAGCATAAATTCAATTCCTTTTAATAATGTTTATTCAAAAGGAAAACACTTAAACAAATATCCTAATGTTCCAGCTGCAAAAAATAGACAAAATTTAAATGTTGATGAGATGACGGATTCTAAAATTAATTTGTATCCATTCATGTCAACAAGAGTAAATAGTTCATATGTTAAAAAAAATTACAATCGAAATGCAACCGTTATAGATGATACGGATAATTATGTGTTTCAAAGAGCTGCTTTGTTATCAAATCTAATTGCAACCAGGTTACAAATAACTTTGCCTGGTAATTTTTCTCTTTCATCAGGATTTAATGTTTATCTTAAATATCCAAAACGAGGAGTTTATGATAACCCATCTGAAGCTATGGATAAAACTTTAGAGGGTAAATACTTAATTGTGGCCGCAAGACACATAATTAGATATGATAGACATGAAACTTTACTTGAAGTTGCTAGTGATTCAAGCAATCGTCCTTTAGTAACACAAGGATAAAAATGGAAAAAGTGAATTTTGCTGGAGCAAACGGTTTTATATGGTGGGTTGGTGTGGTTGAGGATCGACTTGATCCTTTAGCCATTGGCCGGTGCCGTGTAAGAATATTTGGATGGCACTCTGAAAAAAAGACTTTAGTTCCTACAAAAGATTTACCTTGGGCTCACCCAATGCAACCAATTAATAATTCTAAAAATTTCTCTGCTCCAAGAATTGGAGATTGGATTGTTGGTTTCTTTTTAGATGGTGAAAATGCACAACAACCAGTAATGATGGGAGTTTTACCAGGAATAAAATGAGTAAATTAATGGAACTACATAAGTTGGCTGCAAAAGTAAAAATATTAGAAGAAAAATATTTTGCTGGAGTATTAACTGAAAAAGAGTTTGCTGAACAAATGGAAAAAACAAACTGCCATTGCCATGATGATATTGTGCTTGATGCTTGTCATGCAGACCAAGATGTTTGTTATCGTGAAATAATTAATAATGCAATGAAAATGATTAAAAAAGGAACATCATAATGGCTACGGAAGCTATACCAAGCCCTAATGTTGCAAAGATAGATTCTTTAACTTCTGCTGACACTAATGATAAGAAAAAGAATTTGCCGTCAAACCCACCAGCTTTAGGTGTAGGCATTGTTGAAGGCACAATTGTTGACAATTTAAATTCTCAAATATCCCATGTCTGTGATTTTTCTTTAGATATTCAAAAAAATATTGGGTTAAAAAAATATATTAAAGCCATTTCTAGGTTTATTAGAGATGGAATTCGTGCTGTTAAACTTGCATTAGGTTTTGGAGAGCCATCTGGACTTATTTTTACCGTTATTGAGAAATTAAAAGCTGCAGCTGCTTTTATTAGATATGTTCAAAAAGAATATATTCAACCTGTTCTTGATTTTCAAAAATATGTTCTTGATGTTGTTGTAAAAATAAAAAAACTAATTCAATGGATTTTAAGTTTGCCAGCAAAAATATTTGCCATGTTAAAAGGTTGTTTAACAAGACTTTATAAAACAATTGCAAGTATTTTCTCTGACGCTTGGAACGAAGCTACAGCTGAAGAAGCAGCTGACTTTGCCGCACAGAATCCAACTAGCGATTTGATTACTGAACCACCAGGAACACCAGAAGAAGGGTCTTTCGCCGAATTAAGAGAAGCTGCTAGTGATTTGAATAATGCTAGAAATGAACTCACTCAAGGAGTAGAAACTGTTGTTAAAGATACTGTAACAATATTAGCTTCTGCAACAAATTTAACTTCCGTTTCAACCACAGATGACGGTGATTTGGATTCAGAATTACTAACAGAAATTCTTGTTGAAGTTGAAGAATCATCAACTAACGCTACACTTGTTGCTGAAAATAATTTTAATAATGTATCAAATATTACTAACGCAAAAGGAGGATAATTATGGCAACGTATGAAAGACCTCCAATTGAAAGTACCTGGATTGAACCAGAATCTGCTGCGAACGATGAAACTAAACCAGAATATCCATATAATAATACTCAACAAACTGAAGGCGGACATTCATTTGAAATGGATGACACACCTACTCGTGAAAGAGTTCGTATTCAACATGGCAAATCAAAAAACTTTATTGAAATGCACCCCAATGGTGACCAAGTTGTAAAGATATTTGGTGATGGGTATGAAATTGTAGCTAAAAATAAAAATGTTTTAATAAAAGGTGTTTGTAATATTACTGTGCGTGGTGATTGTAATATGGAAGTTTTAGGTAATTTTAATCAATCTGTTACTGGTGATTATAATCTTGCTGTTAAGGGTCAATATAATGTTAGAGCAGTTAAAGATATTTCTATATCAGGTGATGATGATGTATCAATTTCTGCAAATGAAAATACTGGCGGTTCTGTAAGACTTGGTGCTGCAACATCGGTTGATATAAGTTCAGATTTAAATGTATATGGACCAGCTACTTGTGATTCGCTTGTTGCAACAACACGAGTAACTGGAGGTATGGGTGTTACAGCTGGGCCATATGGATTTACATCGGCTCTCGGAGGTCTTTCTCTTGGCAAACCAACTCCAGCAACTCCAGTTGCAATACCTGGTTCTATCACCACGGTGGGACCAATTATTTCTGATGTATCTGTGGCTGCACCTCTTGGTAATTTTTTAATAATGACTTCTGTTTTGATGACAGATATAGTTAATACGACAATGTATAATTTTCACCAGCATCCTGCACCAAGAGGAATTACAGGATTTCCAACTTTGCCAATGATTTAATTTATAATGGAGAAATAAAATGACAACAATAGCAAATTCAGCGGGAGTTTTTGCAAGACTTGGATATAACTTTGATGATCCAAATGAAACCATACAAGTTTTTTCAGACGAAACAAAAGCACAACTAAATGCAGTTCCTGCTTTACTTGATTCTTGGGCTGGAAAAGATTTAGCAACTAGTAATGTAAATGCTTATTACAAAAATCCTGTGGCTACAGATGTGCAAACTATTAGTAATTCTGCAAATTCAATTATTTCACTTGTTACTGCAGCCAATGGATTACAAGGATTAACGGGAACAATTACTACTTTATTTGCTAATATTGCAAATACTAATTTGGCTACTGTTTGCCAATCTTATAAATTACATACTGATAGGCTTTCGGGAGTAAGAAATTTTGATGATGATGTTGGTGCCAATACTTCAGCCATTTACACCTCGCCATATAAAGATCCAGCAATTGGTTATGGCAAATCAGCAATGTATATTGTTAATCAAACAGATGGAATTGTCAACACCGCACCAATTTTAGGTAGTTTTACCAGTCTTTTTGTTGGTCCACAGATAAATGCAAACTCAAGTATAATTTCAACTTACTATAATATAATTAATAATAGTATAACAATAACACAAGACACAAGTGGAGCTTACTCAAACACAGTCCACACCTCAAACCTTTCTTTATCGGTAGTTACAACAATTGATAGCCAGCTGGCGAACACCACTATATTTTTGGCAAACAGAGAAAATCACGATAAAAATTATTATGCCAATCTAAAAACTGTGTCGGAAGATTATCAAGAGCTTCGTAAATTACAAAATTTGGGACAATCAGAAAGCACTTTGATTGAAGATTTTATTGGTACAGACAAACTACTTTCTAGGTTGAACGCATAAATAAGATATGGCAACCGTAACCACAAACATCGCTCGGGAATATAGTGATTTAGACTTAAACTTCACTATTCATCCAGTTAAAAAAGACATAAACCGCCATGTTGGTGATATGGCGGTCATCAATTCTATAAAGAATTTGGTGTTAACTAATCACTATGAGAGACCATTTCAACCAGACATTGGTAGCAATATTCGCCGACTTTTGTTTGAAAATATGGACACAATTACGGCTTCTTCCATAGAAAGAGAAATAGAACAGACAATATCAAACTACGAACCTAGAGCTAGAGTTTCAAGAATTAATGCTATTGCAGATTTTGACAGAAATGGGTTTAAGGTGGAAATGGAATTCTTTGTTATCAATAGAACTGACCCAATCACAATTAATTTTTTCCTAGAACGGATTAGATAGAAATGGCTAACGCTCGTTTACAAATCTCTGACCTTGATTTTGACCAAATCAAAACAAACTTAAAAACATATTTAAAACAACAATCTCAATTTCAAGATTATGATTTTGATGGTGCTGGATTAAATATTCTTTTAGATATTCTTGCTTATAATACCCACTACAATTCATACTACTTGAACATGGTGGCTAATGAAGCATTTTTAGATACTGCTTTATTAAGGGATTCGGTTGTTTCTCATGCCAAAACTTTAGGTTATATTCCTTTTTCCGTTACTGCACCACGAGCTATTGTTAATGTAACTGTGAATAGTGGAACAACAACACCTGAAACATTGACTATTCCAAAAGGATTTACATTTAGTTCAAATTTAATTGATAGCCTTTCGTATAATTTTGTTGTATTAGAAGAATCCACAGTAACAAAATCCAACACTTCTTTTTTCTTTGAAAACTTGGACATCTATGAAGGTTCATTGGTAAGTTATGTTTTTAACTATACTGAAAACTCTAATCCAAAATCTATATTTGTTTTGCCTGATAACAATATTGACACCACAACAATTTCTGTATCAGTATCACCAAATGTTGGAAACACATCAACACAAGTCTATAATCAAGTAACGGATATATTGGATATTACTTCAACATCTGAGGTTTATTTTTTACAAGAAAGTAAAAACGGAAACTATGAGATTTATTTTGGCGATGGAGTAGTTGGCAAAGCACTCAATGATGGTGCAGTTGTTACTGTAACATATTTGGTTACCAATGGTGTTGCTGCCAATCAAACGGACGGTTTTATTGCTGCCGCTTCAATTGGTGCTTATTCTGATATTGTTATTGATGTTGTTGACGTGGCATCTGGTGGTGCAACTCGTGAAACAGTTGATTCAATTAAATATTCCGCTGCAGCTCAATACGCAACACAAAATCGTTTAGTTACAGTTAAAGATTATGAATCATATATTAAAAGTAAATACCCAAGTGTAGATTCTTTATCTGTTTGGGGTGGCGAAACTGAAACACCAAAAGTATTTGGTAAAGTTTATATTGCATTAAAACCAAAAGCCAATTATTACATTTCTGAAACTGAAAAACAAAGAATTATTGATGAGATTATTAGTCCAAAATCTATTGTATCTGTTAATGCAGAGATTCGTGACCCACAATATTTGTATTTAATTATTGAAAGTAGAGTTCAATATGACCCAAAGAAAACTTCTTTGGATGAAGGCAGCATTAAAACAAATATTCGCCAAGCAATTTTAGATTATCGTGATATTAATTTGAATAAATTTGCTGGTACATTTGTGCTTTCAAAATTGCAAGATGCAATTGATTCAACCAATGGCGATTCAATCATAGGTTCGGAGAGTGTTGTTCGTGTTCAACGCCGTTTTCAACCTCAATTAAATGAATCTGTAAGTTATACAATTAAATATAATGTTCCTATTCATCGTGGTACATTAATAAATAAATTAACTTCAACTCAATTTACAGTATTTGATGTTACTGGAGTAGTAAGAACAGCACAGCTTGAAGAAATTCCACAATCTTTTACTGGTATATCTTCAATTCAAATTACAAATCCTGGAACAGGATATACAACCACACCAACCATTACAATTAATGGTGACGGAACAAACGCAACAGCAGAAGCCGTAATTGTTAATGGTAGAATTCAAACAATTAACATTACTAATCGTGGTACGGACTATACTCGTGCTACAATTTCTATTACTGGTGGTAATGGATATGGTGCAGAAGCTGTTGCTGTAATTGATGGTAAAACAGGAACACTCAGAACAGTTTACTACGACAGTTTAGCTCAAAGACAAATTATTAATTCTAATGCAGGCACTATTGATTATGACAATGGTATTTTAACAATTAATAATATTCGTTTTTTAACTGTTGATTCAGACGATGGGTTAATTCGTATAACTATTGAAGCAGAAAAAGGAATCATTGAATCAACAAGAGATACAATTCTTACAATTGATGAAACTGATCCAATAGCAATTTCAACAATATTAGAAAAGAAATTTAATTTATAATGGCTGACCAAAAAACATCGTTACTGATTAATCGTCAGGTACCGGAGTTTGTTCGTGAAGAACATCCTAATTTTATTGCTTTTTTAGAAGCATATTATGAATTTTTGGAAAATAAACAAGGCACAAAAAAGAATGATTTAGTAACTAAATCAAAAGACCTTCGTTATGTTTCTGATGTTGATGCTTCCATAGCAGAGTTTGAAAATAACTTTTTCAATACTTACGGCAACTTAATTCCTCGTAATGTTGAAGTAGATAAAGCATTTTTAATTAAAAACATTTTGCCATTATATTTGGCAAAAGGTAGTGATAAATCATTTCAACTTTTATTCAGACTTCTATTCAATGAAGAAGTAGAAATTGTTAAACCAAATCAAAGCGTTTTGCGAGCTTCTGATGGTAAATGGTTAATTGAAAATGCATTTAGAACCGAACAAGGTGTGTATAGTGTATATACAGGAAATGGTTCAAATACCACATTTAAGTTAGCACAAATTGTTTCTGCTAGTAACATTTCTGTTTACATTAACAATGTCTTACAAACTTCTGGTTTTAATATTCGTAGAGAAACTAGAAAGTTAATATTCAATACTGCACCGGCAAACAACTCTGTAATTGAAGTTTTGTATAGTGATTTTGATTTTGATTTATTGTCAAACAGAAAAATAACAGGTACTGTATCTGGTGCTACTGCTCTTATTGAAAGAACAGCTCAAAAAACTGTTAATGCTATTCCAATTTTTGAATTGTATATTAATACAAAAACTTTACTTGGAACTTTTGAAAATGGCGAAACTGCTACATTAGACATTATTGATCCTGACGATAACACTCTTATTACTATTAGAGTTCACGGGTTATCCATTCTTCGTAATATCTACATTATAGATGGCGGTGCTAGTTATAATGTTGGTGATCCAGTTATTATTTCTGGTGGTGAAGCAACACGAGATGCTCAAGCTGTTGTTTCTGAAGTATTTTCTGGATTCATTAATCAAATTAGAGTTTTAGCTGGTGGTGCAGGATTCAAAACCGGTTCTAATGTTTATGTAATTGGTACAGGTTCTGGTTCATTAAGTATGGCTATTGATTCTGTTGATGTTTCTGGTCAAAATACTTCTAACTTTTTTGTTGTAAATACAGATAGAATTGCTGATTATGGAAGCATTGCAATTAATGCTGCTAACTATGGATTTAATGCTTCAGTTGTTGCTGAAAATGTTAATTCAAAAATTGTTGATTGTTTAGTTTTTGAAAATGTTACAAGTATTGGTGCAATTACCAATGTGGCAATTTTATTTGCAAATGCAACTTTTTCTAGTGTTCCAACATTAGATGCTGATTCAGCTCCATTCTTAGCTAATGGAACAACACATCAAGTTTTAAGTTCTCATTCTTTAGGTCGAATTAGAATTAATAGTGGTGGATTAAATTATCAAATTGGTGATGAGTTAATATTTGCAGAAACACAACCAATGGCCATTGGCGTTGGTGCGGCCGCAGCGGTAACCAACATATCATCAACAGGTGCTATCACTAAGGTTGAATTACAACCATCAAGAATTACTGGTACTGCAAATACTTTTGCTAACATTAATGTAACAGTTATTGGAACAGGAACATTATTTCAAGATGAGTTGCGTGTTGGCGACCGCATTATGATTAATAATGAATCTCGTTATATTAATGCAATCAGTTCAAATACATCATTAAATGTTAATGCAAACTTTGTGTATGCAACCACAAGTAAAAAGATTGGTAAATATGATGAGTATCCAATTGGCGGACAAAATTATAGTCAGACACACCCTCCAACAGTAACGGTATTATCTGCAACAGGTTCATCTGCTAATTTGTCCACAATAGCGTTAATGGGAGATGGTGAGAATCTATTTGCAACCGCAGACCAAGATCCTGGTGCAATTACAAAGATTCGTATTATTGATGCTGGTTCTGGTTATGTGTTTCCGCCACAAATTGATTTAACACAGTCTGGTGATGGAACAGCTTTAGCTAATTCAGCTATTGAACCAAGTTATGTTACATTCCCTGGCCGTTGGACAACATCTGATTCTATTCTGTCAACCACAGAAAGAGTTATTCAAGGTCGTGAATACTTTGTTGACTATTCTTATGTGTTATCTTCACAGGTTGAATTTACTAAGTTCAAAGATGTGTTCAAATCTCTAGTTCATCCAGCTGGGTTTATTGAATATGCACAATATAATATTAATGAAATTGTTTCTGCCAATAATGTTAGCCGTAGTAACATTACAGTTGCCAATACAATTTCTGGAACGGTCAATGTAAATAGCAGCATCTATATAACTGGTACAAACACTAAGTTTAATGTTGTAAACAATAAAGTTATAACAATTGGTTCTCAGATTGCGGTTAACTCTGAAATTAGATACATTAATGCTATTTACAGCAATGGAACAATGACAGTCAACACGGCATTTACAATCACTTCAAACAATGAAACTCTTGTAATTGTTACATAAATAGAATACTAAACCATGGCAACTTTTTATACTTCCAAAAAACTTTCGTTTAATAACGCAGAACAATTCAAAGAATCGTTCTATGAGCCAGAGCCAGCTACAGTTGGTTATGTGACCATTGGTAACCATGTTCCGTATGCAAACGAATCTTCTCCAAACTCCATAGTTGATTCTGTATCAGACGAGAAATCTGTATGGGACAATATGTATGCCGCCAAAAAGATTACAGGCAACGATGTTGAGTTGGTTATTCCTCGTGTTAATTGGACATCCAGCACAAAATACAAACAATACGATGACAAGATTTCTGTTGACGATTTGCTAACTGGCAATACGACAATAAATGTGAAACCAATGTATGTTCTTACATCTTCACGGAATGTCTATAAGTGCCTATCTAATAATTCTTCTGCCAATTCTACGGTTGAACCATCTGGTGACTTTACAACGGCTAACGGAACAATCTCTACTGCCGATGGATACATCTGGAAGTACCTGTATAATGTTAAACCTACCAATAGGTTTTTAACAACAGATTGGATTCCTGCACCAATATCAACAAATAAACTGGACTATAATGTAAGTCAGACCAGTCCGATTGATGGTGAAGTAACCACAATTGTTGTAACAAATCGTGGAACAGGTTATGCTCACCCAACAATTAACGCTTCTGCATTTGGAACAGGCGTAACCACAATTACTCTTGCTAATACCACAAATGTGGCTGCCAATATGATTGTTACTGGAACAGGTATTGCGACTGGAACATTAGTAACGGCTGTCAATTCGGTTACAAGTATTATTACAATAGATACTGCAACAAGCGCCAACGGTGGCGGAACAACAGCAAATGCTTTGAGTTTTTTAACAAAAATTTATATTCAAGGTGATGGCGCAAGTCTTGAAGCCTCCGCTAATCTTTTTGCTAATGGTGCGGTTTCTAAAATTACTGTTGATGTAACTGGCACAGGATATTCTTATGCCAATGCCACAATCTATGGCTCTGGCACAGGTGCAAATACTCGTGTGATTTTGCCACCAAAGTTTGGCCATGGATTTAACTCAGCAAAAGAATTAGACGCAACAAATGTGATGATATCAGAGAGAATTGGTTCAATTGATTCAACAGAAAATGGATTAATTTCTACTTCTACATCATTCCGACAGTATGGACTTCTAAGGGATCCGTATAAATATGGCAATACTTCACCAGTAATTAGTTCAAATGCTAATACTGTTATTTCACAGACCACAAACATAACTCTAATTGCTGGTACAAATTTTGAGTTAAATGAGTTTGTCTATCAAGGCGCTGCTGCTAATAGTGCCTATTTTTATGGTTTTGTGAACTCACAGACAGCAAATGAAGTTAGATTGACTAAAGTTAGAGGAACAATTACAGTAGGTGGATTATTGATTGGTGCAAATTCGGGTGTCAATAGAACTGTTGTAAAATTGACCAATCCTGAATTTCAACCATACACTGGTGATGTATTGTATACTGAAAATATTCAACAAGTTACACGAGCAGATGGACAAGCTGAAAATGTCAAGTTTGTTATTAGATTCTAAGGAAAATAGTTAATGTCGTTAAATACCAATTTTAATGTCAATCCATATTATGATGATTTTGACGAAGATAAAAAGTTTCTTCGGATATTATTTAAGCCTGGTTTTGCTGTTCAAGCTCGTGAATTAACACAATCTCAAACTCTTTTACAAAAACAAGTTGAGCGTTTTGGCGAACACGTTTTCAAAAACGGTTCTGTCGTTTCTGGTGGTCAACTGTTCATCCATGATTCCACATATTTAAATGTGGTCACAGATTATGCTGGTACAGCGGTTAATATTAACAATTTTAACGGCAAAACAATTACCAATTTGGCAGGAACAAAAACTGGTCAAGTTGTGGTTGTTTATGATGCTGATGCTGGTACTGGTGATCCAAAAACAATCTATGTAAAACAAATTTCAGGAACAGCTTTTGCTGCTGGTGATACAATTACCACAGTTGAAGCTGCTCCAGTTTTTGCTAATGTTTCAACAGGTGGTGTTGGAACTGGCAAAACATTTTCTGTAAGTGATGGTGTTTATTTTTATGATGGTTTTTTCATTAAAAACAGTTCTCAAACAATAGCACTCAGTAAATATAATACATCTGCCAATGCAAGAATTGGTTTTGAAATTACAGAATCTATTGTTGAATATACACAAGATACTTCTTTGTTGGATCCAGCACAAGATGCTTCTAACTTTCAAGCTCCAGGTGCCGACCGATTTAAGATTGAACTAATTCTTTCTAGCAGAACGCTTGATTCTACCGATGACACGCAATTTATTGAGTTAGCTAGAACTGTAAATGGAACTCTATCTTACGCATTAATTTATCCACAATATGCTGTGTTAGAAGATACTTTAGCACGCAGAACATATGATGAATCTGGTAACTATACTGTTCGACCATTCAAACTTGCATTAGAAACAAGTGCAGCTAATACTGCAAAGGCTAACGTCATTCTATCGCCAGGTAAAGCATATGTTTATGGTTATGAATTTGAAACCATTGCACCAACAACAATTACATTTGATAAACCAAGAACAACCGATTCAGTAAATAATAAACGACTGACTGCTGACTATGGTTATTATGTGTATTCAAATACACATTTTGGTTCTTTACCAATTAACAGTTTACAAACAGTAGATTTACATTGTGTATCAAATAGCACAATCAATGTGGCAACTGCTGGTACAATTACTAATACTAAGATTGGTACAGCTCGTGTTAAATCTATTGCATTTGATTCTGCATCCAATACACAAAATTCTTCAACATATACCTATCGCACATACTTGTTTGATGTGAATGTTGGTTCTATTACAGGTGGTAATGTAGTTGTTTTAGGAACAAATACAGGTTATGTTCAGATTGCAAATAGTATAACTGGTTCACAATTATATTCTACTGCTAATACCGCTTATGTTGGTGCCAAGTTTAGAGTTATTGCTGGTCCTGGTGTTGGTGAAACACCAAAAACAATTACCAATTACAATGGTGCAACTCAGACAATTCAACTTTCTGAGCCTTTCATTACTACACCAAATTCATTATCTAATTGGTCTATTGACTTTGAAGTTAATGATGTTAAGTCATTATCAATAGTTAGCGGTACAACTCGTCTTGCCGCAGCTGATATTGATACTTCATCTAAAGATCCAGCTTCAACGTATAACGACACATTTATTTCAGATAGCAACCTTGAGCCATTATTGTTTAATCTTGGCCAAAACTATATTGCACAAAATACAATTGCTGATTTTTCATACTCGTATAAGCGTCTGTATGCATCTCAGTCATTCTCATCTTCAGATTCTCCAGCATTAACTGTTGGTACTGGTGAAACAATTTCTGCTGCTACAAGTTCTTCTGCTAAGGCTGAGAATTATCAAATTGTTGTAACAACTGCCGGCACATCACCATATACTGTTGGCCAAATTATTCCTGCTAACTTGTATACCGTAGATACAGGAACTCGTAAAATTACGGTTACTTCTGGTAACAACATGGTTGCAAATATTACTGCAACTATTGATTCAAGTAATCCTGGTTCAAAAGGCAAAACATATGTTGCTGCCAATGCTACTGTGCAAACATCTGGCGGCACAAGTATTTTTGCAAATAATGGAGTAATTCTTTATACTGCAAATGGTCAAGTTCATATTATGGCCAACACAGTTTATAAAACTCCAGGTACAGTTCAATCATTATTTGTTCCTGATGTTATTGAATTGGTTTCTGTTTTAGATTTTAATAACACTTTAATTACTGTTGCTAACTCAACAACTGCAACAGATGTTACATCACGCTACACTTTAGATAGCGGCCAAAGAGATTCACTTTATGACCATTCATCTATCAGATTAAAAGCTGGTTCAGCTGCACCTACTGGTCCGTTAGTTGTTAAGTTTAATCGTTTCAGCTCATCTGGTGCAGGATTTTTTACCGTAGATTCGTATGTTGGATATAGTTACGGAAGTATTCCTACTTATACTTCTAAGGCAACAGGACAAGTTTATGAATTAAGGGATTGCCTTGATTACAGACCAGTTAGGTCAGTACCAACAACACCAGCAACAGCAAACACCGTCAGCTTTGATGTTGATTCAACCACGACTGGTCCTAAGATTCCAGAGAATGGTTCCGACATACTTTTAGACTATCAATATTATCTACCAAGAACGGACAAAGTAATATTGAATAAGAATCGTACCTTTGAAGTTCTCCAAGGCAACCCATCGTTAACTCCTGTTCAGCCAAACGATAAAGATGGTGCGATGACAATGTATATTCTTCGTGAGCCTGCCTATGTTGCCAACACATCTGATATTGATGTTGAATATGTTGATAACAAACGCTATACAATGCGTGATATTGGTAACCTTGACAAACGGATTGGCAACTTAGAATACTATACTTCGCTTTCTTTGCTTGAACAAAATGCATTGAACAAACAAGATTTGACTATTTTGGATTCTACAAACTTACCACGATTTAAGAATGGTATTGTTGTAGATTCTTTTGATGGTACTTCTGTTGCTGATGTAACTAATAATGACTATTCTATTGCTGTTGATCCTAAGAGAAAAGAAATTAGGCCAACATTTAATATTACATCACATCTATTAACATTTGATTCAGCCAATTCATCTAATTATTTGAAGGCTGGTCCAATTGTGATGCCTACAGCAACACATACTGTTTTTGTTGACCAAAATAAATCTTCAAAAGTATATAATATTAACCCATTTAATATTGTAAACTACATTGGTAAAATTCAGTTAGACCCACCATCAGATGTTTGGATTGATACAGACAAACAACCAGATGTTCTTGTAAACCTTGAAGGTGATAAAGACGCATGGGCTTTAATTACACGAGATGCTTACAGTTATGAATGGGGTAATTGGGAAACTTATTGGACAGGAACAACAAGTTCTTCATATGTTGCTGATAGGCGCCCAGCACTCGTTCAAGTAACAACTACAACGACAACACAAAACCAAACTCGCTCTGGTGTATTCTCGCAAGTTGTACCATCAACAATCACTCAATCCTTGGGTGACCGTGTTATTGATGTGTCAATTATTCCTTATATGCGTGACCGTGGTATATTGTTTACTTGCTCTGATTTCAAACCAACCACAGAACTTTTTGGTTTCTTTGATAACATTAGTGTAAACAAATACATTGCTCGTGCAAACAAGTTTACATTAAGTTCTAATAACTTGGGTTACATTACACAGTCTGGTAATGCAGAAAAAGTCAATGTAACTAATACTGCAACAAGTACCGTTAATGCAACAGCATTTGTTGTTCGCACATCAAATAGAGAAGCATTTGTAGTTAATTTGAATCCATCAACATTGTTGAATGGCGCAACTATGAATTTGGTTGGCCAATCTAGTGGCACAACAATTAAGATTAATGGGTATGACCATTATTCTGGATTTGTAACTTCTGCCACATCTAACACAATCGTATTGTCTGTGGATGCTACAAGTGCAAATAATACTGGTGATTATGCTGGTTCAACAGTTTATATTGTGTCTGGAACTGGCGCTGGTCAATCTGCCACAGTTTCTTCTTACACCGCAGGAACAAGAACATTAGCAATTGTTGGAACATGGACAACCACGCCAACATCCAATTCTATTTACTCAATTGGCAATTTAACAACAACATCTGCAGGCGATGTTGCTGGTGTGTTTAATATACCAAATGGAATATTCCGTATTGGTGAGAAAAACTTCCGATTGATTGACACCTCAAGTGGTGATATTGGTTCTTCATCTACAAATGGAGATGCCACATTTTTTGCACAAGGTATTTTACAACAAACAGAAAACACAATTATTTCTGCAACTGTTCCAACAATTCAACGTGTTGCTGTTAAAGATAATCGTGTTGTTACGACAACAGCTGTTACTGAACGTGTTGTTGGTTGGTATGACCCATTAGCACAAACATTCTTAGTATCTCCTTCAAATTATCCACAAGGTATTTTCTTATCTAAGGCTCGTTTCTGCTTCAAAACAAAAGATCCAACTGTACCTGTTACATTACAAGTTCGTTCTGTTGTAAACGGATACCCATCAACATCTTTGATTTATCCATATTCAACAGTTACATTAACACCAGATAAAGTTAAGACAACTACATCTCCTAATTTGGATGATGCAACCAAATACACAGAATTTGTATTTGATTCTCCATTGTTCTTGCAACCTGGCGAACATTGTTTTGTATTGTTATCTAACTCTAACAAGTATGAAACATATTCAGCTGAAATTGGTAAATTAGATACAGTATCAGCAAGACAAATTTCAGAACAACCATATCAAGGTTCATTGTTCTTATCACAAAACGGTTCTACATGGACTGCCGAGCAAAACTCAGACTTGATGTTTAGATTATTCCGTTATACTTTTGATACTGGCACAACTCAAACACAATTCAATGTTAATTATCCATCTGCGAATACGGCATATGATTTAATGCATTTGATTGCAAATGGTATATCTGTTGAAAACACTTCAATTACATATCAATTTAATTCTGAGAAAGCTACAACTGGTGGTAAAACAGGTTTCTTGCCATTTACTCCGCTGAATGATTATCCAATGACCGATGGTTATGGTCGCCGTGTATTAACAACAACTGCTAATACAACATTGACAGTTAAAGCTACAATGGCAACAAGCAATCCTGATATTGCACCATTTATTGATACTTCACGCATGAGCATGATTGCGGTTGAAAACATCATTAATGATTTGCCATTAAGTAATTCTGGAATTGTATTGTCAAGTGGTGGTACGGGTTACTCTACTAACGCCAATGCCGTTGTAACAATTACAGGTGGCGGCGGTTCAGGTGCAACTGCAGCTGCCGTAGTTACTAACAATGTGGTAACATCTGTATATCTAACTGCTGCTGGTTCTGGTTACGAAACATCACCAACAATTACATTGGTTGATGCTAATACAACACCAGGTAGCGGTGTAACAATTACCTATAACGGTGAAGATAAGAAGTCTGGTGGTAACTCCAATGTTCGCTACATTACTCGCAAGGTTAATTTAGCAGATGGCTTTGACTCTGGTGATTTGCGTGTTTATGTAACCGCATATAAACCATCAGGCTCAAATGTTCGTGTTTACTACAAACTATTGTCTATTTCTGACCCTGATGCATTTGAAGATAAGAACTATCAGTTGATGACACAATTGAATAATACCAACTTTGTGTCAAATAGCTATGATGATTATCGTGAAATATCATATGCTCCAGGTGTGTCAGGCACAGCAAACAATTCTGTAAGTTACACTTCAGGTTCTACTTCATTTAGTAACTTTAGAACATTTGCAATTAAGATTGTATTGACTGGCACATCAACTGTTGATGTTCCTAAGGTGCGTGATTTCCGTGCAATTGCTTTACCTGCAGGTAGTTAATTATGTTTGCTAAAGTAAAAGACCACGAAAACTTAGTAAGAGATATGAACTCCAAAGCGATTCTAAATACAGATAAATTAGCTTTGCAAGAGTATTATCAGAAAAGAGAAATGGCAAAAAAAGAACTATCTGAAAAGGTAGAATCAAAACAACGCCTAGATAAAATAGAAAACGAAATGTCAGAAATAAAAGACTTGTTGCGTGAACTTATTGGCAGAGGTAAATAATGGCTATTACACAATTATCAACAGCCAATACATTCCAACAATGGCTGATTGCAACACAAGCATTAATTACCACAGCAAACACATTAACTGATGGTAATGGCGCTTCGTTTATTGCTAACACCAAGTTAGATGTTTCAGGCACAGGTTCACAGTTAAATGTCCGCAATAGTGCTGGTATCAATACACTCTATGCGAACAATGCAATTCTTGGTGGCTTCACTAATGTAACCACACTTAATGTATCATCTTCTGGTTATATTGGTGGCGATTTACAAGTTAATGGTAATGTAACTGTTTCTGGTAATATCATATTAGATTCTATTGGCTTTGATGATATTATTGCCAATGGTTCTATTGAAGTTGGAAACAATTTAACAGTTAGTAAAAATACAACACTTAATAATGTAACTGCGACATACAGTAATTTCAGTACCGCCAACGTTACAATTTTAACTGGTTCGGCCAACACAGCAATATATAGCAATATTACAATAAGTCAGGCCTTTGCCACATCGGCTGGGTTATATGCTAACTCAGCATTTTTACGGGCTAACACACCAAGTTATACTGCCAACTCTGGCTCAGGGTATGCAAATAGTGCTTTTGTATCGGCAAATAGTGGTGCCGTGTATGCGAATAGTGCGTTTACGGCTGCAAATAACGCAATTGACACCTCAATAGCTTTGTCGATTGCACTTGGATAAATACATAAATAGAGTATTAAGGAACATAAAATAATATGGCAAATACATTCAAATCAACTGCAAATGTAAACATTGAAGTTACTTCAAATACTGTTTACACTTGTCCGTCTGCTACTCAAACAACTCTTATTGGAATGACATTATCCAATAAATCAGCTGGTACAATTACCGCAAATGTGTTCTTACGCCGAGCTGGTGTGGATTGTTCATTAATTTCCAATGCACCAATTCTAACTGGTTCAACATTAGTGCCAATTGGCGGAGACCAAAAAGTTGTTTTACAAGCAGCCGACACACTTAAAGTTACAGTAAGTGCAAACAATGCTGTTGACACAATTGTTTCACTATTAGAAATCGCCTAAGGATAATTCATGGGATATATTGGAGCAGTAGGTCCTGCATACGATCCAACTAGAGCAACTGTACCTCAGTTTGATGCTGAGCGTTTTAGTGGTAACAATTCTGCCGTTGCATTTACACTTCTAAGACAAGTTGTAAGTCCAACTGATGTGGATGTTTTTGTTGAGAATGTTCGACAAGAACCAATTGTTGCTTACAGTATTGTAAACGGTAGCACATTAACCTTTACAGAAGCTCCACAGACCGGTACAAATAACATCTATGTTATCTACCGTGGCTCTGGTATGTCAAATTATGCTTTTGTACCGGATGGTTCAATCTCATATGCCAAGTTAGCAAACAATATTCGTCAGTTCAACGTAGATAATTTTACTGCAAACGGAACTGGTCAAACATTTACACTCTCTGAAACTCCTGCTACTGCAAATACTGTAATAGCAGCAATTGATGGTGTAGTTCAAACTGCACCAAGTAACTATAATATTTCAGGAAGCACAATCATTTTTACATCGGCACCAGCAGCATCTGCCAATGTTACAGTAAGACATTTAGGTTTTAGAACAACATCAACAGTTACCGCATTATCAGCAGCTTCTGTAACGGCTACTGAGTTAGCCGATGGTGCTGTTACTAATGCAAAACTTGCTGGTTCTATTACATCTGATAAAATTTCATCTGTTAATGGTGCATCACTATTAGCAAATACTATTCCAGTTAATACAGTAAGTGGTAATGTTATTGTTGCAAATACTGTAAGTAACTCTGCGTTTACTACGGGTTCTATTGAGAATTATCTGCGTAACCAAACATTAGACTTCGGTATGCGGAACAGAATCATCAACGGCGCCATGCGAATTGACCAAAGAAATGCTGGTGCAGCTGTTACTCCAGGAAGTGGTTCAACTTATACATTAGATAGATGGGCTAGTAGTCAAAGTGCTTCATCAAAATTTTCTGTGCAACAAGATTCTTCCGCTAACACGGTTGCAGGTTTTACTAGTTCATTAAAAGTTACTTCTTTGTCTGCGTATTCTCCAACATCGGGTGAAGAATTTATTATGTATCAGCCAATAGAAGGCTTAAACATAAGTGATTTGGGTTGGGGAACAGCTTCAGCTAAACCGGTCACATTATCATTTTGGGTTCGTTCTTCATTAACTGGTACTTTTGGTGGGTCATTAAGAAATAGTGCAACAAATCGTTCATATCCTTTTTCCTATATCATTTCTGTCGCAAACACATGGGAATACAAAACTGTAACCATCGCTGGCGATACATCAGGCACTTGGTTAACTACTAATGGCGTAGGAATCTATGTTAGTTTTGGACTTGGTGCTGGTTCTTCAAGAGTGGGTACTGCTGGTGCATGGGCTGGTGCTGATTATGCTTCTGCCACAGGCGCAACATCCGTAGTTGGTACAAATGGTGCTACTTGGTATATTACTGGCGTCCAATTGGAAGAAGGCTCTGTTCCAACTTCTTTTGAATATCGCCAACACGGTACTGAATTTGACCTTTGCCGTAGATATTTTGAAAAAATAAACTTTACAAATGTTGGCGGTGCTAATCAATATGTTGGTGGTGGTGTGGGTATGGCATACGATACAAATGATGCTCGAATACAGCTTCAATATTACCCAAAAAGAGCATCTGCAACTGCAACTTTTTCAGGAACTATTAAGTTTGCAAATGCTGGTTCAAATAGTGGAAATTTAACAACTGCATTATTTGACAATGCTGGAACAGATACCACATTGCTATATCGCAATGATTTATCTGGGTTAACTCGTGGTCAAGCGTATCAATTATCTGCTCAAGCAACAAATACTTATGTTTCATTTAGTGCGGAGTTATAAAAATGTATAAACAATATATTGGTGCTGATGGCACATTATCCAAAGGAATTATTCGCACAAGTGATAATGCCCATATACCTTGTGACGAAGCCAACACAGACTACCAAGCCTACCTAAAATGGGTAGCTGAAGGTAACACTCCAGAACCTGCTGACGAATAACAAATAAATAAAGAATTATAAGAGAAAAAAATAGATGCCTATTCAGAAAATCACCACAGGTGTAATTGATTCAATTGCTAATACGCAAATTAGTGGTAATATTGTATCTTCGCAAATTACCTCTGTTGCTAACACGCAGATTACTGGTAATATTATAGCTTCTCAGATTGCGGCGGTTAATGCTTCAACAGTAACAACAGGAACATTACCTTCAGCAAGGTTAGGATCGGATGTAATGGTGTCAGGTAATATGCCAGCGTTTAGTGCTTACGCAAGCACAGCAACATCAATTTCTGGTGGTGTTTATACAAAAGTTACTCAAAATGTAGAGGAGTTTGATACCAACAATAATTTTGCATCTAGTAGATTTACTCCTACTGTTGCTGGTTACTACCAAGTTAATGCTGGCTCTAATACTCCAGCCTCAAACTACGCAAATTCTGCTATTTTTAAAAATGGTAGCGTCTACAAAAGTGGAACAAATGGTAGCGGTGCAGTAAACTCATCATGTGTATCTACGCTCGTATATTTAAATGGGTCTACTGATTATGTTGAATTTTATTTTATAAATGGTTCTAGCGTAACACTAGGTACCGGAGCGGAAAATTGTTATTTCAATGGTTGTTTGGTAAGGAGTGCGTAATGACATTAACTGAAAAAATTATGGATTTATATCCAGAATTAAAAATAGAAGATTTTTTATTTGGAACAATCACACTACAAAACGATTCAGATGGCAACGGAGCTTACATTGCTAAATGGGAACATCCAACGCTTACTAGACCAACACAAGAACAGCTTGATGCTGTATCATAATAAATAGACCATTATGCCATTAACAAAAGTATCGTTTTCCGTAATTCAAGTTGCTAACAATGTAACTTCTACGACTGTTGGTAACACAACATCTATTCCGTCATTTACTTTTGACCAGAATGGCGTAATTACATCAGCATCAAATACAGCAATCTCTGGTGCTGGTATCACAGCAAACACGATTGCTAACTCAGCATTCCAGACAGGTTCTATTGAGAATTATAGTAGAGCTACTGGATTGCTTTCTGGTATGCGGAATAGAATAATCAATGGTGCGATGGTGATTGACCAGCGTAATGCTGGAGCTGCTGTTACATCAAATGGTGCTTTTCCTGTTGATAGATTTACTGTAAGCAACGGAACTGACGGAGCGTTTTCTGCTCAACAAGATTCCTCTGTACCAGCGGGTTTTACTAAATCAACAAAAATAACCATAACTACCGCAGATACAAGTCTTGCCGCAACACAAAATCTTTCATTTCTTCAAAGAATAGAAGGCTACAATATTGCTGATTTGAATTGGGGTAGTGCAAACGCTAAAACAGTTACGCTATCCTTTTGGGTTCGTTCTAGTCTAACTGGAACTTTTGGCGGTGCATTAAGAAATAACGATACTAATCGGTCTTATCCATATACATATTCCATTTCAGTTGCTGACACTTGGGAATACAAAACAGTAACTATAACTGGTGATACTAGTGGAACATGGGCTACTGACAATAACACTGGAATAAACTTAATTTTTGGTCTTGGTGCTGGTGCTGATAGAAGTGGAACTGCTGGTGCTTGGAATTCAAATACTAATTCTTCTGCTACAGGAGCAGTTTCAGTTGTCGGTACTTTAAACGCTACATGGTACATCACAGGAGTTCAACTTGAGGTAGGCTCTACAGCTACTAGCTTTGATTACAGACCTTATGGAACTGAATTACAGCTTTGCCAACGCTATTATTACAATATTTTTGGAACAGCATCCGATTTTCAAGCATTTGGTTGTGGTGTTTGGCTTTCATCAACAGTTGGAAAAGTTTTGATAGACCTTCCAGTGCCTTTGAGAGTAGTTCCAACATTAGAAGCTGCAAGTCTTAGACTTTTTGATGCCGCAGCATCAACCACTAGGTCAGCAACTGGTTTTTCCATAGCTTACACAGTAACAGCAACAAATAAAGCTTTTATTGATGTTAGTGTTGGCAGTAGTTCAGCTTCTGCTGGAGATGCTTGTTTGGCTGTATTAAATACTTCAACCAGTGCAAGAGTTGGTTTTAGTGCGGAGTTATAAAATGTATCAATTACAAAAAAATTTGATGTTAAACAAAGTTTGTGCCGTTAATAAAACTACGGATAATGGAATGATATCTATTCCCATCTATGTTGGCAACACCGACTACGCTAACTTCAAAAAAGAAGTCTTAGCTGGTGCAGAACTGCAAGATGCCGATGGGAATGTGATGACCACAGAAGAAGCTAATGCGTTCATTGGAACACTTTCATAATTAGCACATAAATAGAACATAACAGATTAAAGGTGAACTAAAATCGGATATCTTGGCAACTCTCCGCAAAGCGGCGCAATCAGGTCAGAATTCTTTACTGGCAATAACTCTACGACCACATACAACTTGGCGTATGAGTATGGCAACGAAGCTTCGGTTCTCGTATTCATTGATGGCGTAAAACAAAAGACCGATTCATATGCAGTTATAAACGGTCAAATTATTTTCACAACTGCTCCACCTAATTCTGGTACAAACAACATTGAAGTTGTTTATCTTGGTGGATCAGTTGTTACAACACCATATTTGTCCGCAGATGAATTTGGTATCATAAGAATTAATGCTGCTGAGCTAACACAAAATGCAACCATTACCACCGGATATAACGCTAGCTCAGCCGGGCCATTAAAAGTGGCGAATAATATAACCGTAAGTGTGGCTAATAATTCCACATGGACAATATTTTAACTAAAGAGATAAATTTATGGCCGGACTGATAAAAGCAGACACAATATATGGCGAAAGTTCGCTACGACTAAACGTTGGTGAAGTAACTCTCATCAATGTAAATGCTACAGCGTTTAATGTCGCACAACCACTCAATGTTCAAACCAATGCAACGATAACAGGTAACCTAACTGTTCTTACAGATGCTACTTTCTCTGGCAATGTAAGGATTGAAGGTACTCAGTTCATTACCAACACCGAGATTCTTGTTGTTGAAGATAAGAACATTGAAATTGCCAATGTGGCAAACCCAACTACGACAACTGCAAACGGTGCAGGTATCACAATTCGCACAGGTCTTACAGCTTCAAGTAATAGAGATCCAACAATTCAATGGGAACTTCCAAACCAATCATTTCTAATCAATCAAGGTATTGACATTCAGCAAGTAACAGAGCGTGCCAATGTGTCCGCAAATACCTTAAATGGTGTTTCAAACTTTGATGTGCTAGAAGGTGCTGTTAAGTTCTATACAAACAACCCAACGGGTAACTGGACAATTAATGTCCGTGGTAGTTCTTCTAATAGTTTTGATAGCATGACCGCAACAGGTGATTCTGTTACCGTGGCTTATATGGCAAACAATGGTGGTACTGCATACTATCAGACAGGATTACAGATTGACGGATTTACTCGCACAGTAAAATGGCAAGGCGGTTCTGCACCATCTTCAGGTAATGCAAGTAGTATTGATATCTACTCTATTACATTATTGAAAACTGCTGCCAATACATGGACAGTATTAGCTTCACAAACACAATACGCATAATTTTAGGAATTAGATAATGCCTTTATTTGGTACTCGTGGTGCAGCATCCGTAACAGGCTTTGGCGGACTAGCCAAGCTTGGTTACCTGCTTCGTAATTCTTTAAGGTTTCGTGCTAGTGCCTCTGCTACTTTAAGCAGAACTCCAGCTAGTGCAACTAATCGTAGAACTTGGACATTTAGTGCTTGGGTAAAAAGAGGAAAATTAACATCAAACAATACAATTCTTAATGCTGGCTATCCAACTGTTTCTTGGTTTGCTTTTATCTTTGGTAGTGATGATACATTGCAAATTGCTCAAACTGCTGGTTCATCTGCTGGCTGGAAAACTGCGGCTCTTTTTCGTGACCCATCCGCTTGGTATCATGTAATTTGCGTAGTAGATACAACTTCTTCAACATCAACAATGAATGGAAGTTCTACCGATAGAATGCGTTTGTATGTAAATGGAGTTCAGTATGTGATGACTAGTGGAACAATTCCATCGCAAAACTCAGATTTACAAGTAAACAATACAATTTCACATACTATTGGTGGATATAGCAGTGAATACTACGATGGAGAAATTGCTGAAGTTAATTTTATTGACGGAATAGCTCTTACTCCATCTTCATTTGGTAAAACTGATCCAGTAACAGGCCAATGGATTCCAATTAAATATACTGGTACTTATGGCACCAATGGATTCTATTTAAACTTTACTGATGCTTCAGCTGCAACAGCGGCTGCAATTGGTAAAGATTCTTCTGGTAACGGAAATAACTGGACACCAAACAATATTTCTGTAACTGCTGGCACTACTTACGATTCAATGACTGATGTTCCAACGCTGACTAGCGCAACTGCGGCGAACTACCCTGTGTTAAGCCCATTGATGGGAAATGGAGCTACATTATCTAATGGAAATTTATCGATTTCTGGAGGTGATGACAATGCTTGCACAATGGCTTGTCCACCAAGCGGCAAATGGTATGCGGAATTCTTTTACACCAATGCTTCAAATTCTTGCCATTTTGGAATTTATGACAATTCAAAATCTCCAATATCACTTAATAATTCAATTTTGTATGTAAATAATGGTCAAGTTTATATAAATAATTCGCTTCAAACAACATGGGCTTCTTACTCTAGCGGTGATACTGTCGCTATTGCAATAGACATCACTGGCAACACAATTTATTTTTACAAAAATAATACTTTGCAAGGTTCTTACAACTTTGTTAGTGCTGCAGGTATTTCAACAAGTAATGTTATTTACGGAGTTCGCTGTAATTCTGGTGTTACTGCCAGTGTAAACTTTGGCCAAAGACCTTTTGCCTACACTCCACCGTCTGGCTTCAAAGCTCTCAACACTTATAACTTACCATAACTATGCCAGTCATTAATAAACCAAATCAACATTTTGATGTTAACCTATGGACAGGTACAGGTTCTGCTGGTCAAGTGCAAACCAATAGTGGTTCAATGCAACCTGATTTTGTTTGGATTAAAAATAGAAGTAGTACCGGTGGACATTGGTGGTCAGATTCGGTTCGTGGAGCTGCAAATTATATTTCTTCTCAAAATACTGATGCAGAAGCTAGCAGTCCAGTAGGTCTTACTTCTTTTAATTCAAATGGTTTTACAGTTGGTTCAGATTCTTGGACTGGAGGCAACGGTGCCACTTATGTTGGTTGGCAATGGAAAGCAGGCGGCACAGCAGTAACTAATACTTCAGGTACAATTACATCACAAGTGTCTGCAAATCCAACGGCAGGATTTAGTATTGTTACTTATACAGGCACAGGTAGTAACGCTACAGTAGGTCATGGTTTAGGTGTTGCACCATCAATGTATATTGTTAAGCGCAGAAGTAATACTGGCAATTGGTATGTTTATCACATTTCAATTGGAAATACAAATAGACTAAGGCTTGATGAAACAAGCGCATCAACTGCTGAAAGTGCTGCATGGAACAATACATCACCAACATCAACTGTATTTAGTATTGGAACTTCTGTAGATGTTAACGCCAGCACTAATACTTATGTAGCCTACTGCTTTGCACCTGTCGCTGGATACTCTGCATTTGGCAGCTATACGGGTAACGGCTCGACTGATGGTCCTTTTGTTTATCTAGGATTTAGGCCTAAATGTTTTATTGTAAAACGCACCGACACTGCTGGATTACAATGGGAAATATTTGATTCTGCTCGTTTTACAATTAATGGAATGGATAATCCAACTTTGTATCCAAATGCAAATACCGCAGAAGCAAGTAATGCAGAAAACTATGGCGATTTTTTAAGTAACGGATTTAAACTACGTTATACAAACGGCAACTTTAATGCAAACGGTGGAACATATGTCTATGCCGCATTTGCTGAGAGCCCCTTCAAATTCGCTAACGCCCGCTGATATAAATAAAAGAATAAACTAAGAGAGAATTATGGCTGGAAAAATAATCGTTTCAACATTACAATCTGATACCGATAACAGTATTTCGTTTGTCGCAAATACTGGTGCAACCATATTCTCTGCGAATATATCACATGGTATTGCAGGTTCATTTATTGCCAATGGTTCAATTACTGGTGCTAAGATTGCTTTAGGTACTATTACGGGTGATGATATTGCCACTGGACAAATCACTGGTAATTTACTCACAGCTAATTGTGTATCAGGAAATAATATTGTAGCTAATACTATATCTAATACTTCAATTCAAACTGGTGCAGTTGAGAATTATATGACAGCTCAAGGTTTAGATTTTGGTATGCGGAATAGAATTATTAACGGTACCATGGTGATTGACCAGCGTAATGCTGGCGCAAATACTATTATTTCTTCAAATGCGCCATATACAGTTGACCGTTGGAGAGCACAAATTTCTCAGCATAACGGAACAATGAATGTTCGCCAAGATTCAACTTCAACCGTTGGATTTACCAAATCATTACGAGCAATTGTAACAACTGCAAATACATCTTTACCTGCTACTTCAGTAACTAGAGTTTGGACAAATATTGAAGGACTGAATGTTGCTGATTTAGGATTTGGAACAGCTAATGCTAAGCCAGTTACTCTATCATTTTTTGTTCGGTCAAGTAATACAGGAACATTTAGTGGTGCATTAACAAATTATGACGAAAATCGTTCTTATCCTTTTGAATATACTATTAATACAGTTAATACATTTGAGAAGAAAACTATCACAATACCTGGTGACACTTCAGGCAATTGGTCAAGTAACACAGAAGGTTCATTTGCATTAAACTTTAGTTTAGGTACAGGAACAACTAATCTTGGTACCGCAAATGCTTGGACAGGTTCTTGGAAAGTTGGCACAACCGGAAGTTTCTCGTTAGCAGGTGTTTTGAATGCTACTTGGTATTTAACTGGAGTCCAATTGGAAGAAGGCTCTGTTCCAACTTCTTTTGAATATCGCCAACACACTACTGAATTGGCTTTGTGTCAGAGGTATTACTATAAAATTAAATCTCTTGGAACTGGTTACGACTACGCTCTTGGTTATGCAGTAAGTTCGACTGTTTATAGGGACTTTACTCCATTTCCAGTAACTATGAGGACTAATCCAACTTCTTTAGAACAAACTGGAACAGCATCAGATTATTCAGTTCGTGCGCCAGCATCAACAGTTACTTGTTCAGCAGTTCCTTTTTATTATGGTGGTATAACCAACGGTGCAGTAACAGAATATACAGTAGCATCAGGTCTTACTACTGGTCAAGGTTCAAGTTCAAGATTTCCTAATGTAAACGGCTATGTTGCATGGAGTGCAGAACTATGATTTATAAATTACTCACAATAACCGAAGATGGTTTTAAAATACTTGCTCGAATAGATGACGATGGTTTATGTCGTTTAACTTGCACAGCACAAAATCCTGAGTTTCAAACACACATCAAAGCTGGTGCAGAACTGCAAGATGCCGATGGGAATGTGATGACACAAGCTGAAGCTGATGCGTTCATTGGAACACTTCCATAATTAACCAGAATAAATAGACCAATATGCCAATCTCTCGCATCAATAATAATTCTATTGCCAATAATACCATTGTTGCATCCGACTTAGCCGCTGGTTCTGTTACTGGTGATAAACTCGGTTTGACCGCAATCAATGCTAATAATGTGGTTGATGCTTCAATTACCGCTGCTAAATTAGCTGCAGGTGCAGGTGGTCAGTTTCTTGATAATCAAGCTGTTCATGTAGTGTATTTTAATGGCCAAAATCTTACATCAAATATTTCTGTGTCAGCAAATCAAAATGCGTTTACAGCGGGACCATTTACTATTGATGCTCCATATCAAGTAACATTGAATGCTGGTTCTACTTGGGTAATTCTATAATGGCAAATTTAAAATTAAAAAATCCTGCTGGCGGTTCATTAAACTTTGTAAGTGCTGATGGTGCTTCAGATTTAACAGTTACATTTCCAGCAAGAACTGGTACTGCAATGGTTAGTGGCAATATGCCAGCGTTTCACGCTTGGAATAACAGCTCTTTTTCTTCGGTTGGAACAACAAATACAAAAATGGTTTTTGATTCTGTCGATTCTAGTGGCGGTGGTTTTGATACAAACAATAATTACAGCACGGCAAATTCAAGATTTACACCTACTGTTGCTGGATACTATCAAATAGGTGGTTCGATTTGGGTAAATTCTCCGTCTAGTAACACTATTTTAACTCTGTATAAAAATGGTGGTGCGTTTAAAGAATTAAATCGTTTAAATTATTCAACTGGTGCATTGGGCATGAATGGTTCTGTTTTAGTATATGCAAATGGAACAACTGATTATTTTGAACTTTATTCATATACAACTAATACAACAACAATAGGCGGAACTGGAAACAATGCTTATTTGTGGTTTTATGGTTCTATGATTCGGAGTGCATAATGACTTTATATGAAAAAATTATTGCAATTTATCCTGATTTAACTGAATCAGATTTTTTGCCGTTTACAGGCACAATCCAATTACAAAACGATTCAGACGGCAAAGGCGATTACATTGCCAAATGGGAACACCCTACTTTAACTAGACCAACACAAATCCAACTTGATGG